TTGGTGGTGGTGGTGGTGGTGGTGGTGGTTGGTGCCTACCCGGCCATTTTCTTCAGGCCCGCCGCGATAGCCCGCCAGTGTGGCACGTATGCGGCCGGGGTGGTGAGCCTGCCTTCCGCTTCTAATTTATCAAGGCCGGCAGCAATGCCGGCACGGAACCCGGCCCAGGCCTTCCTAGAAGCCTCCGGCCACGGCTCCAGGCCAACCATATCAATTTCGCCCCGGTTGGCACGCCCCACATCTAAGAGCATAAGTTCCGGGGTTGCATACTCGCCGGCCTCTGCCCTGTCGGCAACGTAGGCGAAACTGGCCTGCATCTGTTTGGCCCATTTCGCCTTATCCGGATCAATGACGGCCGTGTATGCCGTGGTGGTTATTGCGTAGAGGGGGGACGTGGTTGGGTCGACGGGTGGGGTGGTTGGCTCCTCCGGCTCCTCCGGTGCCACCGGCTCCTCCGGCTCCCCTGGTTCTACCGGTGCCACCGGCTCCTCTGGTGCCACCGGCCCGGCCCGTGGCGTTATTGTGTGCCGGATGTTTTGAATGGGGAGGCTTACATCATTCGGGATGACAAGCAGCGAAAACGAGATGGGGCGGTTTGGCATAGCGATAAACAGCTTGCCGTTTTCGTTTTCGAATTGCTCAAACGCCTCCGGATAATTTAGGTTCCAAGTGGTCCGGGTGCCCGTGACGTTGAGTGGCACCAGGACCACGAGGTTGCCCGGTACGGCCTCCGAGGCCCCCTGGACGGTTACATTGCCGCCCTGGGCGGCAGCACGCGGTGGCGTGTGTGTGGTGGCCGCCGTGCATAGTGCGACGACCATTAGCAGCAGGTGGATGGGTATTTTCATGATATCTTGGGTTCTCCGTGGTTGTGGTTGTGGTTGTGGTGCATGTGGTTATACGAGGCCAGCAAACAATGGGATGAGAGCCTTTATGAATGCCAGGATGGTCTCCCACCCGCCGTTCGAAAACCACTCCAAGAACCACTTGGCAAATTCGCCGTCGCCAAACTCGGTGGCACGCGGGCCTTCAAGTAGGTTGAGGGCGGCGGCCGTATTGGTTTTGTCGTAGAGGGTTTCAAACAAGTCAGGGCGGCGTAGTACCCGCCCAATTCGCATCACTGTCAAGAAGTCTCGGTCGGCCCGGGCGGCCACGGCGAACTCCCGCAACATGCCGCGAAATACTTCGCGACCTTCAAAATTCTCTAATAATGCAAGCACGCTAGATGCCATGGTTGGCTCCTTCGTTTGGGGTTAGTAGTGTTGCCTTGGTTGCACCGGCTTCCCGGAGGCACGCATGGTGCCATTCTCTGGCGTCATCCATATACTGATGAATTCTATCTAGCTCAACCGGGGCGTCCACCACGGTCGCCCGCCCGGCTGCCGTCACTAGGTGGCCCTGGGGGTGGTTGTGCCGTTGGTTAAATGTTACCACACGGGCCACGTTTGCGGGAATAATTATTCTGGGTGCAACCCACCAATCCCGCCCAAGCAGGGAAGACCAGCGAAATATGGGGTTGGGGTGGCGGTACACGGGGTCACACAGCACGGCGACTCGCACCGGGAGGCCCCGTTGTTCGAGTTGTTTTGCAAGCCGCACGGCACCCCACCCGGCGCCCCAAGAATATCCGTAGATGTTGATCGCTAAATCATCGGCTGAATCTGTATACTCACGCCACAGGAGCCAAATGTGCTCCGCCACGTGGTGCCACCGGCTATCCCACGTGCAAAGCCACACCCGGCTGTTGTGTTGGCACGCATGGCTGGCCCTGGCCAGTTTCTCAGATAACGTGAACACGCCATGGGTAGATGCGACGTTTTGGGTGAACCCGGAGATGCAGATATGGATAGCAAGTTTCTTCAACGCCATTCCCCCACGGCTATTTGCCGGCTTCCAGTATCGCCATACGGGTCTTCAGTGATTCCATGGCCGCCGATAGTGCCACCGGGTCTGATTGTGATATATGGGCATCAAGCCGCTTATCTGTATTGGCCATTCGCTCCTGGTTGAACATGGCACGGGCTTTGCCTAGCTCGTCCACGTGCTGGGTCGTGCTGTACACGAGTACGGCACCAAACGACACAAGGGTCAGGATCACGGTAATCACCCCCAGGAGCACACCGTAATTCGGGTCGGCACCGGCCTCCGCCCGTGCAACTATGCGGTTGATGTTATCGGTCAGCGTGGAAAACCCACGGGACATGGAAGATTCCAGGCCGGTAAACCGCTGGTCCACGTGGTGCTGGTGTGCGTCGAATTCGGTGCGAGTGACGATCATGCCGGCGGTGGCACCGGCTCTGGGTGTGGGCATCATGCTCTTTCGTTGTACTCGGGTTTGGTGCGTACCGCACGAGTATACAACCACGATTCGGGTGGAGCAAGTTATGGCCGTCGCCGTGGCCTCCGGGCGGGCAGGGCTGGCAGGGCGGCCTCCATGGCGGCCTCCATGGCACTACGTCGGTTCATTTGGCCGTATGTGCGTTTGACGGCTATGGGTGGACCATCTGCTTGGTATTTGTATTCTACGATCTCTGCAAATTCTAAAGCATCACCGTCCGCCGGGGCTGGGCCATCGGAAAAGTAGGCAATCGAATAATCACCGCCGGCCGGGGTTGCATTGTCAATTCTTGCTTGTGTCATTCTATTTCCTCTATTTTGAAGAAGCGGCGTGCCGCCTGCAGTTGTGGGTGTTTGGGGTCTTTCACTATGCTGCCTCCGATGGTCAAACCACTAAGAGCCTCTGCTGCTGCCTCGGCCCATGCCTCCGTCGTGTTGTTTTTGCCGTAAGTAGAAACGGCGTTCGCTACCCGGCCTGTTGTGTCGTCGACATCCAGCAGCTTATGAAACTCTGTCTGGCTGGGTGGCACCACGCTGCCCCACACCTGCTTCGCGGCGTTGTGGGCGGTTTCGTGGTAGTAAGTGTGGTTATCCAGAAATCTGTTGCCGTACACCACAATACCGCCGTCACCGCCGGTGGCTGCGGATACAAACCCCGGCTGTTTATATTCCACGGCCCAGCGTTCATCCTCTTCGTTTGTCTGCCTAGTAAAGACAATATACTCGTTGGAGTTCCAGATCCGCCTCGGCACTTCAGTTTGCTTGGCCAAGAACATGGCCACCATGTCACGGGCACCAGCCTCCTCGTCATTCCATTGCACAATCACGTCATCAACGACGATGGAGTGTAGTTTTTCGGTGTAGGTCATGCCGTGGTGGGCCTCTTCGAGCACCTTTGCCCGCTCGGCTATTATTGGCTTCAGGGTATCCCCCATCCTAAGTTGAAACGCGTATTCACTCTCTTCTGGGCCGCGTGTCAACCCATGCAAATCGGCTCTCTTTAGTTGCGGCTTATCAAAGGAATTCAAACGCTCTCGGTGTCTGGCACGGACGCCCAGGTACCCTGTGAGTTTTTCCGCCGACTCTGGTTTTAGTAGGTACCTGGGGTTGATCAAGCTCTCAAGTTGGAGGTGGGCCGTCTTCATATCCAGGATGATTTGCCCAACGTCGTTGAAGCCGGTTGCACCATCCGTCACGCCCCGCGCCTTCAGGATGTCGTCAATTGTCTGCCTAGATAATGCACCGCCATCGAACTCGATCTTGATGCCCTCCGCCAATAGTTGCTTGGCATGGTCCGTATCCAGGGTCTCGGCCCGTTCGGCCGCATGGCCCACGTCAATGGTGGTGGCCGGCTTCTTGCTCCATTTTGCACGGATATCAGAACGGCCGGTGTATGGGGTAAGCCGGCGGCGTTCCGTGGCATAAAGCAGGTCTGATGGGTCCTCAAGGTACCGGAGCTGTGTGGCCGCCTGCTTGCTGTCTGCGAACTTTGCCTTGCCGGTTGCATTAAGGCCATCCCACCCGGCAGCCACGCCCCGCGACTTCAGGATACCGTCAATGGTGTCCTTGGTCAGCACACCTCCATCAAATTCTAGGGGGATACCCAGCTCCGCCAGGTGCTCCGCATGCCGGGTGGCACCGGCGGCCTTTTGGTTCTTCTGCTCCGTGGGCGTTGCCTCCTTTTTTGGCTTGTCAAATATGCCGGCGGCACGTCGCCGTTCTTCTTCCAGGAGGTCCGCCGGGACCTCTATGTGTGGCTTCCATGCACAACGGCAGTTCGGGTGCAAAGGAATCATATCCCGGGCCTCTTCCACGGTTAGGACCTTCCCGTGCATGGCGGAGCACCGGGGGCATACCCGGTCGTCCTGGGCCGCCAGCCATTCCGCCTGGAGCCCCAATTTGGACACCCCCAGCCGTTCAAAGCTATCTAGCTGGCCCTCTGCATGTGCCCGGATGATCTCGGTGCGGGCGATTAGGAGTGCCCGGGTGCGTGTGAGCGTGTCGATGCTATTCGCCATCTCCCGTGCAACCTCCCGTGGCCCCGTGCCGTGTGCAATACCGGCGGCGAGTTGGCGGTTCATCTGGGTGCCCATGGCGTCCGTCACGCCCCGCAGGTCGTTGAATGCCCGGGTCGCCAATAGCCTGATTTTAGAGGTGGTCTCGGGTGCGGCAAATGCGGAATTCAGAAACTCAGCCTTACCGCCCGCATAAAACGATTCGTCGGAGGCCAGGTCGGCGGCCCGTGTGTCGATGTAGGCACGCATCGCTCCCTGCTTGTATGCCGATTCAATGTATTCTAGATTCCACGGTGCAACCGCACCGGGTGGCCCAAGCACTCCGGCGTCGACCTCCCTTTGAAGCCATTCCCGGAAGTCTTGTACCTTTTCGGTGTCCGTACGAAACGTGAACCGAGCGTTGAACGCAAGTGGCGTGCGGGGCGTCAACCCAAATGCGTCTTCTGTGCCAACCAGGGCCACGACAGCGGCCCGCAGGCGTGCGATGCGAACGCGGGTGGCCGTCATGTAGCGTCGGCGGAGAGTAATTGTACGGGTGGGGTCTATGCGTAATGGGTTGGGCACCAACTACTCCTTGATGAACCGCTTAGTCTGGCAATCATAAAACAGCAAACCAACACCGGCGTGGCGTGCGGCGATGGTTGCACGGTACCCATCTCGCATGGCAGCCGGGGCAGCCACCCCATCGGGAAACAAGAGAACAAGCACACCGGGCCGGTCACACATTGCCCCATAGAATGCCGCCTGGCCTACACCCTCTTTCCACTTGTGGCACCAATCAACTTCAATGGCCATCGCCGGGCGTAGGATGTCGGGGCGGGTGCGGTCCCAGAGGGTTACCTGAGTCCGGGAGTCCTCCCAGCCGGGCGTGTTGGCCACAATATAGTCCGTCCACGCGTCCTCATTCGCCGGGGGTGCCGTGTCCCGTTGTATGGTGGCCGTGGTTGCATACCCGGCCACGAACAGGATTACTGGGATGAAAAAGCGGTGCATAGTGTGCTCCTAAAGGGCCAGGTTGGCGGGCGGCCGGCAGGCCAGTACGGCCCACACAAGCTCCCCAACGAAGGCCACGGGGACGAGGAAAATACCAACAACAAAGAGGCAGAGAATAAGCACCACGGCCCACACCCCACACATTATCGCCGCCGCCGGCGGGGATGCGTAGATGAGGCCAAATGGCCCAAAGAAGAATGTCAGGAAAAAGGAAACCCATGGGTCGCGTGGTTGGCGTATGTGCCGCACATCTAGGCTCACGCGGTCGCAGCGGCAGCCAGGCCCACAGGCGGTGCCCTTAGCTGCGTTTTTTGGGTGGTGCATTATTGGGTCTGGGTGATACATTCTTGGGCTCCGGTGGCACCGGTGGGTTGCCCGTGGCCGGTGGTGCCTGTACCGGTTCGGGGGTTGGTGGTGCCGTGAGTAGCTCTTCGGCTGCCAGTGCTTCTTCGAGGATGGCATCTGCTTCCTCCTCCGTGAAGTGCATTATCTGAGTCAGGTAGACACGCGGTGGCACCAGCACCTCGACATTCCCGGCAACATACTTGGCCAGGGCCTCGGTTCGCTTCACGGCCGTGGCCGCCCTCTCATCGTCGGTTGTTTCGTTCAAATCGGGCCAATCCACAAACGGCGGCCGGGTGGTGGTGGGTAGTATGCCAACGAGCTGGCAGTGCTTGACGAATGGCCGTATAACCCGGGGCGTGATGTACTTGTTTTGCCGGCGGGCCATCTTCTTGTTCCAATTCTTCGCGTCGTTGGTACTTCCCAGGTTGGCCTGCTCCGTACCGACCAGCATGCGGAGGGGGATGCCGGTTGTGATGGATATGGCCCTCAGTTGGACCATCATGTGCGACTCCGGGTCCGAAATATTTGGCGCCAATGATGTGGCACTTACGCCCTGCATGGCGAGCCACCGTTGCAGGCCGTTGTCATATTGCTGCAGCTGGTCTTTCATTGATTCGATGTCAAATTGCACATCGAATTCAGGGTCCGACCCAAAGAACATGCCGGGGAATCCGCCCTTCCAGAACATCTCTCCGGAGCCACCGAGAATTTTCCGAAGGTCCCAAAGACGATTGAAAACGGGCCGCATGCGTGGCACCCCAAAGATTGGAGATGTGCGTGTGTTGTCGGCGGCATGCATGCACCGGGTCCAATGCACCTTGAGCTGGTTCTTTTCCGGGGACGTGCCATCTGCGACCATGTTGGTTGGGTCTGCGAAATTGATATTATAAAATTCCGGGCGGCCGTACCTTGGATTTGTCTTGTCTGTGTTGTATTCGGCCACGGGGGCCAAATATTCGTCAAACGTTTGGGCGTACATGATGCGGCGCTCGCCGGGCGTGACCGGCACCGACAAACTCACGCCATCATCTAGCCCAAGGAAGAGCACCCCGTAATGGCCCACCCCGGAGATTATGTCTAGCTGCAGCAGGAGGTTATAAATACCGGCCTCATCCACCAGCTCTTTCCAAGCCACCTCAAACTCGGTTTCCGCCGGGTCCTCTGTCTCGTATACCATGGGGTCCACGGCCCAACTCTCTTCCGGGTAGACTTCAACGACCCGTTGGGCAATACCCTCCCGCTCATACATGGTACGATAGTCGGCCGGGGTTATTGCGTCCGGATACCCGCACTCTGCATTGATGTCCCGCTTGGGGTCCACCAGGTGGCGTGCCATGGCGGCCCGGGATAGGGTGTACATTTCATTGATTGTTGGTTGCCGGTTCATTGGGGTATCCTTACGTGCGTGCCGTGTGCGTGTGCAGGTAAGGATACCCACTGGCCGGCCAACGGCCAAGCCTTTATTGGTGGCACCCGGTTATGCCTCGTCGGGTGGCACCCGGTCGCCCCTTAGCTCTCGGAGGCGTTCGTTTTCCAGCTTCCGCCGACGGTCACGGAACACCGGCAGGCCACAGGCACCCCGTGCCACCACACCATCCCGGTCTAATACGGCCCACCACGTGGCCCCGTCCCGGACCGCGTACCCACGCAGCATCTCTTCTTTTGATACAAGCTCGACCCGGGTGGCACCGAAAAGGACCCTCACATAGCGGGGCGTGAGTGGGAAATGCAGTGCCATGGATTATGTCCTATAGAGAATAGTCACGATAACACCGGCAACAACACCGGCGAGAAAGTACATTGCAAAGAGGAAAACAAGCACCAGCGGGCATGGTGCAACCGGTGGCACCACGGCGGCCGGCGTCGGAAAGGCAAATTCATCGTCAGGGAAATCGCAGTACGGTACATCGGGGCACGGCCCCACGGCCCACGGCCCACCGGTTGCACCATGGCACGGCCCGGGCATATTTATTGGGATGAAGATACCGCACCGCGTACACCGGCCCCCATCCCAGCAGAAGTGGTTCTGTATCACATTGGGTGGCACGCCCCATATCGTCCTCATCTCATCCCTCATCCTGTTGCCGGCGAACGCCCGGGGTTAGACCGGGACCCGAGCGGGTATAGCAAGCCAAGACCGCCTGCCAATAAGCATCGGTACACCGGGAGACACGAAACACACGTAGGTCAACAATTGCCGGCCCACCGGTGGCACCCCACTCGCAGAATAGGAACGGCCACGATAGGGCGAGCACCTCCATCGGGGCACCGGAGAACGTAATGCCGGGGACGTGGTGGTCCGGGTCGGCATACCCTGTGACGAATACACGGTCACCCAGGGCAAGCGTTTGGTCGTTTAGTGGTTTTGGGTTACTCATGACGTCCCCTACCGGGGCACGCCTGCAGGAACGGCCTGACGTTGGTCAGTAGTACCTGCAGGTCGATATGCAAATAAACCATCACCAAGATTGTCAGATCAAAAGCAATGCCGGGCGTGCCGCCCTCCAACCGGCGTAGTGCCTGGGGGCTTATGCCAACCGCGGCCGCCAGCTTCTCCTGGCTAAGCCCCCACCGCCGTACCCGTGCCTCCCGCACCATGGCACCGATTACGCCATGGAAGCCACACGCAACCACACCGGCACCGGTGCCATGGGGAGCCAACACCACGGCCCGCATGTCGACCCGCAGCGGGTTCACGTCCTCCGTGACGTGGGTAATCGTCCACCCCCGGCCGAGGCTATTGGCCTCCCGTGCCGCGACGGAATTGGTGGCGTATGCAACCCGCACAGTATCCCCTGCTTGGAATGTATATTCATTTATCATCTAGGTTCCTTTCATCGCCCCGGCCCGGCGTTTGTTTGTGAGGAGTTTGAACGCGCCGCTCAACGCGTCTACCTGGTCCTTAAACGTCGAATTCGGGAAGTGCTTGAGCTCGTCTAGAAATGCCGGTATCCACGCATCCCGGTCATCCCCATACATTGCCAGCTTGACATTGCCGGCGTTGACTTGGGTCGACACGGGGTCGGCCCGCATAGCCTTGTCCCCCGTCGGCCTGTCCATCACAACCCGGCGGCCCGCATGCCTCCGCAGCGTCATGAGTGCCACGTCCTTGCCGCTGCTGCCGCCCTCGTTCTCTAGTGCCAACACCACGGAGCGGCCATCCGCATTCGCCGTCTGGTCAATTATGGCCTCACGCTCGTCGGTGGCCCACTGGCCGCGTGACACGTTGAACACCCAGAATTCCGGCTCGTTACGCCTGCTTGGGTCCGGTGCCCACATCCCCATCTTGACGCCCGCCGTGTATGCACCGCCGCCGCCGGTGGCCGCCTTGTCCCAGTACCGTATTATCTGAGTGAATCTTCGCTCTGGTGGTGGCGTTGCTATCTGCAGCTTCGAGACCCGGAACATGCCACCACCAAGTGGCACCGGCGATTGAAGATATTGGCCGGCGAACATGTACACCCCCAAGGCCCTCTTCTCGTCAAGCACACTGGCCGGCAACCGGCGTGGATCCAGGAGGCCGGTTGCACTATCATAATTGGCACGGGCCGCGACGGGCCGAACAGCCTGGTTGCGTATGGCGGGGAGGCAGATGTGGCGGATGCGGTATTCCCCCTTCGCGGCCTTGGCCAGCATGTACCCGGTTGGGTCGTTCTGCGACAGCCGCTGCATGACTAAGATCGTCAGAGACACGCCCTGGTCCACCTTCCGCTGGGCGATGGTCTCGGTACACCACGTATTCGCCGTCTCCAGCTCCGGGTCGCTGCGGGCACCCTCGGGGTCCAGTGGATCATCGATCTCGATGAAATCGGCGTGCTCACCGATGATGACGGAGCCCACCGTAGTCCGGCGGATACTGCCCTTGGCCGTATTCATGAAATACCCATTGGCGGACACGTCGCGGCGTATCTCTAGCTCTGGGAAGCATGCACGGAACTTGTCGCTTGTGAATATGTCCTTGGCCCGGCGGCCCAGGTCGAGCGTCAGGCGGCCGGCGTAGGCCCCGCCAATATGCCGGGCGTGCGGCATACGCAACCACGTCCACACCGGGAAGCATACCGACACGATGGTCGATTTTGTGCTACCGGGCGGCACGTTGAAAATCAGATCGTATTCCTTGGGGTGGCCGGCAAACACCCGCTCCGCCGCCACCTGCATCTCGTCGCAGATGAAACGTATGTGCCAATTCCATATCGGTTTTTGCGTAATGATTTCGCCGAAGAATTCCTGAACGAAATGATAGAAGCTGTCTCGGCAAATGCTGGCCGTTAGTGCGTGCTCGTCGATTCGGAGTGGGGCGATCATTGGGTTGCACCGCCGGTTACGTGGCCATCGATAGTCTTCTCCTTTTCCGCCTCTCGTTCGCGGGCGTCCCGCATGGCCGTCAGTAGTGCCACCCGGGCCTCGAGTGGAAGATCCAGAGTTCCAACATCGATAGTCGTCGAAGTCTCAAGCTTGCCAGTCACATCAATCCGGGAGTGTTCCCCATAGCCCCTGTCCCTGAGGCGTGTCTTGGCGACGTGGATGGTGGCACGGTCGTTTCCTCGTGCCACAAGATCAATCAGACTGGCCTCGAAGAAGTTATCCTTGTGCCACTGGATTTCGTCGACTAGCTCTGCGAATTCTGCTTCCATGCACCACTTGTCGAACAGGCGTTTGGGTATGCACACCTTCCTTAGTGCCGCCCCGATATTGAAGTTCGATTGGGTCCACGCGTAGATGAAGAGTTGTTGCCGCACCCGCACCCCGTGTCCTTCGAACATGGCCTCGACCCGTTCCCGGGCGAGTTTGCCTCTGCTGCATATTTCTAGCTCATTCCATACCCCGGCGAGGTCCGGTGGGAGTTGGCGGTAGACGTAGTCGCGGAACGTCAGGGCGTGGTTATGTGTGCCCAACGCTCCGGACATCGGTCCTGATTTGGCGTGGCGTGCCGCCTTGATTATATTGTTCAGGGCGGGGCGTGTCACCCGCCACCTCTTGAGGCAATCCGGGGAGACGCCAAGGGTGCCGGCGATGTCTGCGTCTGTGTGCCCGGCGGTGGCCATGCTGTGTGCTACCACGTAGTGCTCGTCCCTCCACTTTGTGTTTTTACGCGGTTCTGCTTTTGCGGGCATGGGTGCCCTCCTGTGTTGTTTGGGTGGTGCATACCCTGAGCAGTATAGGCCGCACGTTGGCACCCGGGCAAGTGTTACATTCCTAACACTGGCCTGGGGTGTGTTTTTCCGGCTTTTTGCTAATCATCAGAAAAATTATCATTTAAGTGGCCAAGTGCCATTGCTCTGGCCGAAGCATTACACTAAGCTTAGGATGTAACGCAAACGCAAACACAAACACCACACAGGACAAAGACAATGGCAACGAAGATGACTTTTGGAATCAAAAAAGCAGCCAGCAACGCAAACGGCAAACCATTGCTGTTTACCACGACAAACCATTGGATATCGGCACGGTTCGTGGGGATTGGCACTCGCCACGCCGCTAAGGAGTGGAAAACGCGAGCAGGTGCGGAGCGGGCTGCTCACCGACGAGGCGGCGAAGT